TCTTCGCTTTGTCAAGTTTGCTTCCCGCTTTTTCTCCACAAACAAGGTAAGTCAAATTTTTCGAAACAGAATCAACTGGCGTAAATCCTTTCGACTTGGCGATTGTTTCCATTTCAGAACGAGGTTTACTTACTTTACCGGTGAAACAAATGGTTCCTTTGCTTTCTCCGGCAACTTCTTCCTGTTTGATGGTTATCATTGCGACAAGATCTTTCAAGCGTTCTCTGCGGTCTTCTATACCTTCTGCAATTTCCCGAGATGTGATTTCTCCAAGACCTTTGATGTTAATCAAATCGTAATAATCAAGATCCGTAAGAATCTTTTCGATTGAAAAGTTTTTAAGAAGCAATTTCGCTGCGGAAACGCCGAGAGAAGGAACGTTCAATGCTGCAAGAACCAATTCTGCTTTGTTTTCTTTTTTGCAACGACAAAATTCTGCATACAAATTTCGGGCGTTTCCGGAACCGATTCCAGTTAATTCAAGATTTTCCAACGAGAGATCAAACAAATCACCAAAATCACGGATCATTGTGAAATTCATGATTTTTCGCAAAATCACTTTCCCAATGCCAAGAACCCCAAGAGTTTCGAGAGAAAACATAACTTTATTTACTTTCTTCTCAAAACAAAAAGCGTTTGCGCAGCGAACAGCTGTCGGAAGAATTTCCAGCTCTGAACCGCAGAAAGGACATTTATTGAGTTCAACAATTTTCCTTAACCCTTCTCCGGGAACAATTCGAACAGCAGTAGGGATAACATCGCCAGAACGTTCGATGCTGATTTTGTCCCCAATAGCAATACCGCCTTCGACAATGCAAGGTAAGTCACGGTCTACAGGTTTTGTTACCGGGATTTTCACTCTTTGAACAGTTACACCGTCAAAATCAACAGGTTCAACAATAGCGATTGCAGAAAGATTTTCTTTGCCTTGACTGATTTCAACATCAACAATAGTAGATTCACGAACTTGATTTGAAAATTTGAACGCAATCTGACTTTTCGGGTGGTGTTCAGTGCAACCGAGTGATTCTGCATATTCTTCATCGGCGAGTTTTACAACAAGACCATCCATAGGATAATCCATTTTTTGAAAATGCTCAAAGATACTGTTCCAATGTTTCGCAAAATTTTTACAAAAACAAATCATTGTAAATTTATTATAGTCAACAAGAGTCACTTTCAGTCCTTGAGAAGAGTAAAAAGCAACATCATCACACCCCATGATACCAGCAACTGCATTCCGAGAATTTTTGAATGGATTCCCTGACTTTGTTTTATATTTTCCAAAATCCTTGAATTTGGAATCACGGATGACGATTTCGCCGAGAAGTGTTTCAGGCATATTTCCTTCCAGGTCTCCATCTAACTCAATATCAATCAATGGAAGTCGGGAAGTGATGTTTTGTCCTTCAATGCCGTTTCCTCGAGTTGAAAGAATTCCGTTTTCAAGTTTCGCTGAGATCCCATCGAATTTCGGTTGAATATAGAAAACCTCTTCCGGAGTTCTGGACTTGTTCTTTACCCATTTGAATAAGTCTTCTGTTTTATAAACTTTATCGAGTGACAACATCGGCTTCTTGTGGATAACTTTATCCCCAATGATTTTTGAAGACTCAACACTTTTCACAAGGGGATTATTGGGGTCGAGTTCTTTGAGCTGTTCGATGAGTTTATCGTATTCAACGTCTGAAATTTCAGGGGAATTTTCTTCCCAGTAAAGACGGTTGTGCTTTCTGATTTCGTTTTCGAGTAATTCAATGTTCATTTTTCTTCCTTCCTTTCAAGGTTAAAAATTTTAAGTAGAACCATCCCGCTATACTTCCTGGCAAATATGCCAACCATAAAATCGCTATACAAATATTTTTCATTTGTTCGCCTTTCTGTATGTATATGAAGTGATGTTGAATTTTAATCAAAAAATCCCTCCGGGTATTTCACCGGAGGGATGGAAGAAAGAAGACTGGATCACGAATTGGCTTTCGTAACCTTCACGCTTGATCACTTTGAGAAAGAATTTGCAACTCCTTTCACTAAGCCCTGCAGATCACGTGTCCGTAGCGGCAGTCATCGCTAACCTGGACGAATTTGAAATGTACCCAGGATTTTTGTCTGTTAAACGATAGAGAATGAACTTCCTCCAGCGGGATCATAACTCTTGTCCCCGGTTTCATCTCCATCAACCATTTTCCGCATTGTGGTATCATCGCCGTTGTTTATGATACCTTGCCCTTTATTATAATTATTGGTAAAACCGAAATTTGGCTTTCCCTTGCCGGCGATAGGGACTCTCATATCGTTTTTGCGGAAAAATTCCATTCGTGCTTCGAAATCAGCATCGCTTTCTCCGTCTTTCTTGACGGGAATATCGTGCGAATTCATGTAAACACGATTTTTAATCTTCTCACTCATTTCGAAGCTCCTTGTTTTTGAAAATCATAATCAAAAATATATCGAGTATAATGATACCCCAAATGATTGGCCAAAGAGTTAATCCTAATGTTGTCATTAACACTGAATTTATTTCATAAACTCCCGGAGAATATGCCAAATACGCTTCACGAAGAATCCCTGCTGTAATTATCCCTATCAAAACATAAGCAAGAATAATCATATTCACCTCATGAATTTGTTGGTTAGGATTTCTCTCATACTGGCGAAAACTTCTCTGTTGACTTCTTTTCGTTCTTTCTCTGGAGCGTCTTTGAGAATTTCAATTAAGCATCGAATTTCTTCAATTTCAGCGGGATCGCTCAAAACAAACGCAAATCCATTTACAATAAAACTGATCTGATCTTCATAAGAAGAAACGGCAGGGACATCTGAAGTATCTTCTTTTTCTTTTTGTTCCGGATCAGTATTTTCTTGAATTTTCGGTTCTGCTGGAGCCGGAAAATCTTCTGGGACAACTTTTTTGTCTTCGTTTTTAGGTGAGAGTTTTTCATAAAGATCGCCTTCTTGATAAGCGATCATTTTCTCAAGTTCGAGCGTATCGTAGCCGACGATATCAAGTTTGCCGACATCTTGGAGTCTTTTAAGACCTTCTACGAGATTCCCTTCGTCCCATTCAGAAAGTTCCCCGGTTCTATTATCGGCAATCATCATCGCTTCAGCTGTTTCGTTATCAACATCGAAAAGTCGACATTCTATTTCTTCCCAGCCTAATGCGACAGCAGCTTGGTAAGTGCCGTTACCGGCAATAATTCTGTAAGTTGATTTCTGAACAAGAATCGGTTTTGTTTGCTTAAACGCTCGAAGACTTTGTTTAAGAGCTTCAAGATTCCTTTTCGTGTGGATTCGAACATTGTTCTCCCATTCACGAAGGTCTTTTATTTTTATATAAACGTCCCTGCTCATGAATTAGAACTCCCGCTTTTGAACGCCTAATGCGGCGAGTTTTTCTTCTAATTCATTTGTCGTTTTACCTTGTAAACAAATCACAAGTTTGCTCTTTTCTCCGTCTTGAACGAGATAAGAAGACTCTGATGAAAAATCCATTGCAAATACTTCAAATAATTCTTCAAAATCTTGAGAAATCTGACGCTGAAGAATTTTGTCGTAAGCGTTTAGCTCGGATAGTTCACGGCAATTTACCGGAAGTTCAAATTGAACATAGGTTCCCGCTTTGTTATTGGAATAAAAGACATCTACTACAAGATCCATAATTTAGATCTCCCAGAAGTCTTCACCCGGATTCCAATCTTTTGCAAAACTGATTTCAAAATAGAGATAAATAGTGGAATGCTGCAGGCTGATTTTTGTTTCCAATGAACGGTTCAACGTGGGTTCGCTTTCAAAGAAATACGTCTGATAATCATCTTGAAATTTTGCGAACAGAAGTTCTTTAATCAAATCGAGTTGATGAATCGTCGCATGTTCAAAAGACCCTTTGATCGAATAAAAGAAGGCGAATGATCCATCTCCTTTACGGTGGAAAGAACGTTTCAAATTGTATTCGCCAAGTGCTGCAGCAATTTTATTTGTGCGGCTTGCGAAACGAATTGAATCCAATCCATTTTCAACTTTGATTCCAGGAATTGGTTCGCCTGATTCAATTTGTTGGACGATCCAGCTCTCTTTTCCATTTTCAATAGGAACAAATTTTCCGTTTCCACTCGGAGCGGTTGTTGCGGTTATATTTTTCATTATTAAATTTCCTCCAGAGGTTTTGTTCTCTCAAGAATACATTAAAAATAATCGTCACAATGATTCTACAATGTATTTTGGTGCGTTTCCGGAACGAGCGATATCGCAAGGAATATCAATAACAGGAAGATTCCATTCCTGTATAACACCTTTAATCAAAAGATCAATTTGCCGTTGCAAATGAATATTCATTGTTCTTACACCATTCTCTTCGAGCCAACCGGAGTTGATAGGCAATCGAAACAAATGAGTGTAATTTGCCATGTTGCTTCGGCAAATCTCTTCAAGCATTGTGAATTCTTCCTCAGCATAAGTTCCCAGGCTGAGGAAGGCGTAACAAAAACATTCTAACGTAGTTCTATCGGTAACAAACCCTCCGGAGAGGATATGCTCTTCTTCAAGGCGTTTATCGACAAGCTCGAATTCAATTTCTTTATTGCTCAAAAAAGACTCGACAAAATAATTCTCAGAGTATCGATAATCGAACTTCTTAAGAATAGGTCTTGTGATGTCTTTGGAATTGAGATAAGGGATATTGAGTTCTTTTGAAACAATATTCGCAATAGTGCTTTTCCCTAATCCGGCACATCCGAGTATGCCAATTTTTAACGCCTTGTCTTGCATATTATCCTTTCGCCGGAAATTCACCGACTTCTTCTTCGACCGATTCTGCAATTTCATCATCGGTCATATTATTTGCTTCCACTGGTTCTTCTTTTGCAGGGGCGGCAGTAGTGTTGTTCATAACAGCACTTTTAAGACGTTCGTAAATTTCCGGATTTTCTTCGAAATAGGCTTTCAATTTAGTTGTCCCCTGAGCCACATTTTTTCCGTCAATAGAATACCATCCCGCACCTTTGACTTGAACCAAACCACGTTCAATAATAGCGTCAAAATAAGCAGCTTCATTGTCAATCCCTTTACCGAAAGAAATGATAAATTCCGCTTTTTTGAACGGTGCTGCGGTTTTGTTCTTCACAGCTTCAACACGTGTCCGGACAGAAGTTTTTTCCTTATTGTCGCCGGAACCTGTTTCAATTGTTCCGATCTTGGAGAATTTCAAACGAATTGAAGCGTAAAATTTAAGTGCGTTACCTCCAGCAGTAGTTTCCGGACTGCCGTACATTACTCCGACTTTTTCACGAGTCTGGTTCGTGAATATCACGATTACTTTGTATCGACCTATCACGGAGGTCAATTTCCGTAATGCTTTTGACATCATTCGAGCCTGAAGACCGATAGTTGATTTTCCAAAATCTTCTTCCTCAACTTCTTCTCTCGGAACCATCGCTGCGACAGAGTCGACAACAATTAAAGAACAAGATCCAGTTTCGATAAGCCCTTGGAGAATAGCAAAACCATCAGTACCAGAATCAGGTTGTGCGACAACAAGTTCGTCAACCTTTACGCCACACTGGCTGGCATAAATAGGATCGAATGAAAATTCAGAATCCACGAGAGCACAGAATTTATCAGGGTATTTCTGTTGAGCTTCAGCAATGGCGTGATAGCAAGAAGTTGTTTTGCCGGAAGATTCTCCACCAAAAATTTCAATGATACGACCGATAGGATATCCCCCTCCAGTTACTTCGTCGATAGCGATACACTGACTTCCGATACGAGGAATAGGTTCTACAGAAGTATTACCGAGATAATTTACGCTCTCTTTACCGTATTTCTTCTGAAGTTCTCCTACCGCCTTCTTCAAGATTGATTCGATTTTTTCGTTCATTTGTACTTTCCTTACTTTTAATTAAAAAGGTCAGGTTTCCCTGACCTTAAAAGAATACCAATTAAAACGGAACATCATCGTCATCGTCATCGCCGGACTCAAGTGCAGGTTCTTCCGGTTCTTCTTCCTGGACCGGAGGTGTCGGGCGTTTCGGTGCGGGCTTCTTAGGTTCTTCCGGTTCTTCTGCGAAATCATTTCCTTCGGAACCATCATTGATCAATTCCTGGAATTCCGGCAGAAGTTTGTCGAACAAGTCATCTTGATCAGGAAGTTTTCCCATGATCTTTTTAATGTCGTGTTTCGTGTATTCCTTTTCTTCATCGGTCAAAGGTGTCTGACAAACATTGAGACCTTTCATTGCGTAATTGATGTTGTACTCGGTTTTCTTGCCCTTCTTTTCTTTTGTGACAATAAAATCGACTCCTTCTTCTTCGGAAGTTGGATCAAAGTCAGCGTTCTGTTCAACGAGAGTGATCCAATTTTTCATCAAAGCACGAGGAAATTCGATAATCTTGAAGCCTTTCTTTCCTGGAGCAATTTCCGGATTATCACGATCGATGCAAAGGAAGAAAGTTCTTTCGTTCGGAAACGCTTCACTGGCGATGTTCTCAAGATACTTTTTCTGCTTTGAATCAAGGTCAGAGCATTCGTAAAGAAGATCGTTTGCGACAGAGCGGAGCTTGCAAATTGTGCAAGTGGATTCTTCTGTCGGGGTTTCGGTGTCCGGATCCCAGTTAGAACAATTTATGTTCTTTTTCAAACGATTGTCACCCTTGAAAGAGCTTTCATCGTAAAAAGAAATTTTGGAGAACTGAGAAGGTCCTATCCAATGAGAATGAACGGTGGTCCATTGACCAACAAGGCGAATACGGTGAGTGCCTTCAGTAAAATCAAAGAAGATGTTTTCGTCGTCGTTGTAATTGCTTGATCCGGAGTTGCTTTCTTTTGCTCTTTTCTGATAGTTCTTGATTCTGTCTGCGATTGATGATTTAGCCATTTTCTTGTTTCTTTCTGTTTTGATTTAGTTGTTTCTGTTTTGATTTCTTTTGCTTAATATGTCTTTGCTTCTTTGTAAATTACTTTGCACATCCTCCTCTGTTATTGTATCTCTTGGGGTTAAAAGACCTGCTGTTATCATGTTTGTCATAGACGAAAGCAAGAAAGATTTCTGCCGCCATCCTTCCAAAAATGCCTGAATATAATCACGTTGAGACCGGAGTTCATCCAACCGGGCATATGCTTTTTTCAACTCAGTTTCATACTTGACCTGAACGTAAGATTCAATGTCTTTTACGTTATTTTTCTTCCCTGAACGAGCAAGAAGATCAGAGCATTCAGAATACATTTCATTGTAACGAAACTTGAAAGATCTTTCAAATTCATCGTAAGATCGTTCTGCCTGTTTTGCCAACGCCCCATAATAAGCAAGTCCAGCCCCTTGAACTCTTAAATGCTCGAGATAATCGTTTTCGTCTTCGATAACAAGCATATCATAATCAGGTTCATCAAACTGAAAACGATCGAATTTCATTTCGTGAGCACCGTTAAACGCTTTTTCAAACTTGTCATTCATTACTGTTCACCAATAATACCTTTCAATTCTTCAATCATCGCTGTTTCTTTATGTCTCTGAAGCATTGCCAGAAAAATCGAAGAAAATTTTCGGATACTGAGATTACCTCTTGAAAATTCAAGCACTTTCTGACCAAAATCTTTGTCACGGATTTTTTCAAGCAGTTGTGTCGCAAGAAGCATAATTGCATTCTTTACCTTACTGTTTTGAAGATCTTGTTTCTTGACTCGAAGAACGTCTTTATGAAGGAACAAATACTTATCAATAACAAAGGTTGAAACAGTGATCTTTATGCTTGGAGGAGCATATTTCGACTTGTTATATTCGTCTCTCATGAATTCATCAAAAAACCAATTCAAATATTCAAGAGAATTGCTTCCTTCGGAATTGAGACGTTTAACCGTTTCTCCTACGATAAAGAGAGTTCCGGCGTCAATAACTCCATTGTAAGCAAAGTCACAGAACTCAAGGTATTTTTGTTTGAAAATCGCAATATACTTTCTTTTCTCTGTAGCCGGAGAATTTTCTGATGCGGTTCTTTCGTCTTCGAGTCCGGAATTTTTTAATGCTTCACGAACTTTGATTTCATTTTGAACGATATTGATTGCTTCTTTCACTGCGGGTGGTAATTTCTTCCATTCATTATCTGCAACCCAAGTGAACACATGCATCTTTATCTCATCGATCAAAGGATAAGGACGCTTTTCGTAAGCCATTTGTTACTGCTCTCCCATATCTTTAACTAATTTTACGATACTTTCATCGCTGGAAAACAAAAACGATGTTAAATATTCTTGTTTCCTCATTCTTTTCAAAGTTGTAATAACCAACCCAACCATATTCGGATTTTTGTCGGCAATACCAAGAACTGTTTCCGGATCGTTCTGTTTTTCTGCTATTTCGGCAATGTCTGAACAAAAACGGCTCGTAAACATATTCTCAGGCAAAAATTTGAAATATTTTCCAACCGGATTTCTAAAGTGACAGAGTAACAATACTGTTCTTCTTTTATCCTCATCTGGAATCTTACTTGAAGGATCTAAAAGTCTTTCAAGAAACAAAAAATCTTCCGGTTCGAATGCATCAGGAGAATATTGCAAAAGATGTTTTACTCTGTTTTCAGACAAAAAACCTCTCTGAGCACACTCTTTCAATTTTTCGTAATCAAACTGTTTTAACGATGTTCGCATACTCTTTCAAACTTTCAGAACCGTATCTATCAATACGGTGATACATTGTTTTCAAATCCTCATGTATATGAAGCCCAAGCGAATTTAGTTCCAAAATTTGCTGATTAGTTGCTTCCGGAAACTCTAAACACATCTCTGCCAATTCATAAGGTAATTTTCTCTCAATACAAATTTTCCATGTTGAAAGAGGTTTAATTAAATTTATGTTTTCGACTTCGCAAATTCGTTCCGCTGCGGCTAACAATCTCGGAAGATCCTTTTTGAGATTGATAATTTCGAATTTCAGCCACTTTGGTTTTCTGTTTTCCAGAATGCAATTATACGCATATCCTTCCACTAATTCTCCACAATAAAAATATAATCCAAGAGATCCTGCGTTCGATTTGTAGTCTGAAAGTTCTTGAGCATTCACATCTCCTATAGCGATATGTTTTTCCGACAACATCCAAGAAATCGCAACAGGATCTTTTTGATTTTTTCCTGTTTCTATGATTTGCATCTTCTCTTTTAGGTAAGTGATACGCTCAGGCGTGAAATAGTATCGATATGAAATTTCTCCTAATTCGCTCAAAGAAACTCTACCATCATTTTCTATTATACAATTGTTCTCTCGCAAGCCGTTTTGCAAATCATTCCATTTTACGACTTTTCCTTGTAGGTAAGAAAGAGATCGTGAATACCATGCGTTGAATGTTGCTTCATCATAAACGATTTTATGATAAATCGCAGGCAACACGTGGAACGTGATATTTTCCTCTTCGAAAAACGAAGACGTTATCGGTTTTGGTTTTCCTTGTAAATACCTATTTGCCACTTCAAAGTCCTTTTCCGGCACGATAAGAGTGGCTTCTCCGGACTCCGTATAACTTCTTCCGCAACGCCCGATCATTTGATTGATTTCGTGATCTGGTATGAGCTGATTTGCTCTGCGGATACCTAAAATCAAAACTTTGTCAATCATAACGAAACTCCCATACTCAATGAACTTGTCGCAACAAGAACCGATAGGCTATATTGATCAGATCGAAAACGTTTTAATAATTCTTCTTTCTCTCCAGGTTTCAAGTTCGAAGAAAAAAATCCACAACGTATTTTTTCTTTTCGTAAATGTTCAACAAGGATTTCGCCGACACGTTTTGAATGGACGAATATCAAAAACTTTTCATATGGATTCTCTTTGATCTTCTCTGAAACAAACTTCAGTTGATTTTTTAGTTCATCAATTGTTTCTAATTTTTTGTAAAGTTTAGTTGGACGCCAATTCGAAGCGATAAACGAAGTTGACTTGCCATTCAAAATATTTAACCATTGGGCGATTTGAGAAGAATTTGAAAGAGTTCCAGAAAGACATATTAACCTGCAATCTGGATTTATTTCTGAAATTCCCATCATTAAGGCTTCTGATGAAGCACCTCTCTTTTCATGGTCAAACAAATGAGCTTCATCGAAAACAAAAACACGTACCTGTTTGATCCAATCGTCCATTCGACGACAACAAATATTCATTGATTCGATTGTTGCTATAATCAATCTTGACCGCTGAAATGCTTCTTGTTCTACCTTGTGATCTCCATCAACCATTAAAGTATGATAAGATTGAAATGTTTCATGCTTTCTCCATCCTTCATATTTTTCAATGCTCAAGGCTTTCAATGGACTGACATAGATCGCTTTCGAATCAGATTTTGATAGTTCATAAGAAATTATCGCTTCTGCTATTGCTGTTTTCCCGGCAGCCACTGTAGCAGAAACGACCAAATTTTTATCTTGAGTGAAGAATGGAACACACTTTTCTTGCATGGGATTCCATTCTTCAAAATCGAACCAACAATATGGAAAATCAATGGTTCTCATAAGAATATTCTTTTACAAATTTGTCGACGATCGCTTTGGTGTTTTTCTTTATTGCTCGAACTTCTTTTACTTTTTCAGAAGAAGTAGCATTTTCGCAACTTTTAGAAATCTTACAAATCGAACACTCTGTTGATTCTTTGCTGTAATACCCGAAACAAGCTCCGTCAACCATGTTTGTTTTCTTCATTATATACTACCTTTCTATCTTGAGTGAATATTGTTTTCACGACTGTTTTGAATTATCGCTAAAAGTTCTTCCCGGCAAAACTTTTTCGGGTCTTTACCTTCAGGGAAATTCAAAACATAAATCTTATCTTCATCAATTTCCTTGCTGAAAATTTCTTTAGCCTTAACAGTTGCTTCGTCTCCTGCTTTGTCCATATCAAAACCAAGAAACAATTCTTTTATTTGCCCAAGAACTCCCGAGGTTTTGAGCAACAAACGTTGCTCTTCTTTTATATAAGTGCCGTGGACACTAACGCAAGGAATTCCCTCTTGAATAAGTTTAAGGGCATCTCTTTCCCCTTCTACAAGGACAAGATAATCATGTTTCGTTTCAAGGAAAGACAAGTTTTCATAAAACCCATAGAGGTGTTGACGACTTAAAAAGCCGGGAGCGTAAAGAGTTTTTTTGTATTTCTTCAAAAACAATGGATACAATTCCTCAAAAGTTTTCGAAGAATCAATCCCCATATGATATTTTGCATGTTCTTCTGCCCAACGCTCTTTACCGAGTAAATCAATCGCAATGTATCCAACAAGATCAAGATTCTTATCTAAAAATGGAACTAATGCTCGATTCTTGTATCTTCCATAGTTGCAAGAAGTGATACCATATTTATTTATAGTGTCTAACGTTATTCCGTCTCGAGCAAAATATTCCACACACTCTTTAGAAACAATACCTTTTTCAAAGATAGGCTCAACTTCTTCGAGTGATTGCTTCAATTTTTCCTGATTCGGAAGTTCTTTTTCTTCCGGTTCTTTAGATACTTTAGGAACGAATTTAATCTCAATCGGTTTACCATCAAGCAATTTTTCGAATGCTTCCTGATTCGTAGAAACGCCCAATAACCGTTTCGCAATCTCGATCAGATTCGATCCCCTTGATTCTGTTTGGCAATACGTTAATCCTGTGTGAGCGTTAATATACCATTTCGGATCACTTGGAGCAACCCCCTTGAACATTTCGTGGTCAGGACAATATCCACAATATTCGCCGTTATTATTGCAAGGTTTTGCAGAAATTCCCAATCTCATAAGAGTTGTTTCAAAATCAATGTTATCCATCAATGTTTGCAACATTCTACGAGATACTGGGCGATCTTTCTCCTGATGAGTCTTTTTGTATTTTTGATACTTCTCTTTCAGGTTCATTTCTTTTTCTTTCTTCTCAACAAATCACGGATTGAACCATGGATATTTTCTTGCTGTTTGTGTTCTTCTATTTCTTTTGAATCATCGAATTTCTCTTCTTCAGGCGGAGTCCAATCTTTCGGAACAAATGGATCATCGTCTTCAAAATATTCTTGTTTCGATTCATCAGTTTCCTGATCGATTTCATTCAGAATCTGAACTGCTTTGTTTTCTAAATTGTCAGCAATTCTTTTCTGTTTTTTCTTTGGATCTTCTGCTGCTTGCCGCTCCATTTCAAGACCTTCTTGCATGATGGCACTTGCTCGTTCTTCCTGATCTACGCCCACAGGATCATTTTCATCATCTTCAACAACTCGACCTGTTTCGACCTCAATGATCAATCGGAATGTAAAAACCGGACCATCACGATTCTTCGGTACGCATATAACAAGGCGATGTCGTTTCAATTCCGATTCATCTCGTTCCCCGGCTCCAACAGTAGCAGTTTGATTCACAATACCAATAAGAGTATTCGCAGAGTGCACTTTCCTTTTTGTCCCGAAAACATCGGCAGCGGTAAGAAACGGTCTTTCCCTGAGTTCTTGTTTTTCAGCGGTTGTATTAGCCTGGGTACAAACAAGAACAGGAATATTAAAATTGATGGCGATCTGCTTCAGGTCCCCTGTTACACGACCGCCTTCATCATTTTCATTGTAAGCCCTTTTGATAGAAGACATCAAATCGAGATAGTCGCAAATAACAAGGTCTATTTTAATACCTTGTGCTTTTAATTCTATCAACTGTCGTTCTATCATTGTAGCGTCGGTCTGCTGCGGAAAATTATATACATAAAGTTTTCCGGATCCATTTTCAGATTGTTCGTCACGGTATTCTTTATATTGACGAAGTTCCACCTCCGAAAATTTACCTCTCTTCCAATGAGCATATTTAATTCCAGTCTCAACAGAAGTATATTTTGTTCTTATCTGAAATTCGTCTTCTTCGTTTCCACAATGAAGTATGTTGTACCCCTTTTTTCGAACATTTACACCAATTTGTTTCATTAAAGTCGATTTACCTTTACCGGAAAGACCGAAAATGACAGTTAATTCAGCCGGGAAAAGCCCCCCAGTGCATTCATCAAATTTTTTGAATCCGGTCGGAATACCTGCGTATTGTTCAGGATAATCACGACGATTGATGATTTCTGCGACCCAATCTTCGGTCTCTTCCCAAAGAGAAACAACCCTTGTTTTGTCGTCCTTCTTGCGAAGATTTAAGGATCCTTGTTTCAACTTTGACAAGGCTTCTTCAACATTACCGCCTTGCAACGAATCGTATGCTGACATCAACAGGTCTTCTGTTTCAGTCGCAAGCAAGGCTTCGTTCAATCGCCCTATGACTATTGCGGGTTCGTCATCCGGTTTGGTATTTTTTATTATTTTATATTCTGCTCGAATATCCTCTTTTTTCGCATCGTCATCAGCATCAGGATAAAGATTTTCTAATTCGAACTCAAATTGCGTTTCTGTTAAAATATTTCGGCTGCTTTCAAAATGCTTTCCGATCATAACAAAAATACTGAAACGAGGTTCGTTCGTAAACCATTCTTCTCGGCAAGACGAGAACTGCCCTTGCAATATTACCTTGTTTGAGATAAGGTAATGAAGCACATGACGTTCAAGCGTTACTGTTGGTACTCTTTTCTTCCGGTAAATCATAATTAAAGGTATTTCAATAAATCAAGGTTAGTCAAAGAAGAAACGCCAAATTCAGTGCAATTCTCATCTAATACGGAATTGTTGAGTTCGGATTTTTCTCCGAGAACTTTTCTTACTCTTTCTTCGATAGTGTTTTTGGTTACAAACCGATACACTGTAACAGTGTGACGTGTCGTTGCTCTATGTGCACGATCGTTACGTTGTTGCATGATTGCGGGGGAGAAATTATCCTCAAAGTGAATTACCGCATTCGCTCCACCTATATTCAAACCTGTTGACATCGCATCGGTTCCTATCAATATTGGGTACGCCTTATCAGTGTTGAATTTATTGACGATTTCAACTCGATCTTTCGTATCTACATCACCGTGTATCTGAAGACATTGGTATTTTTCTCTTAAATTAAAAAGAATCAAATCAAGAACCTGTTTGTATTGAGTAAAAATTATGACTTTTTCGTGATTTTCATCTATGAGTTCTTCCAAAAGATCCCTCAGGGCGAGAAACTTATTAGATTTATTCCTCATGTCAAGTAATTCCGGAAAGTCAAGAAATTGCCTTGCTCGGAGTATTCGAGTAGCTGCTTGATCTTCTTCTGTTATTTCATGAGCCCCTTTTACCAAGTCTTTGTAGATAGCGTATTCCGTCTTATCTAACTCGACATAAACATCCTTGAAAAGTTTAGGCGGCAAATCATGAAGAACTTTTTCTTTCAATCTTCGAAGATAGTAAGGAAGAATTTTATCCCTTACTTCTTGAACTTTAATATATGCTCTTACAGAACCGAAGGCGTCAAATATAGCATGACGCTCAAGAAAACGAGATTTATTTTCAAACAATCCTGGTTTCAAAAATTCAAAAATCGAATGGAGTTCCTCTAATTTTCCATCAATAGGTGTCCCAGAAAGACCTAAACGATATTTCGATTTTAATTGTTTTAGAGCTTCTGTTCTTTGAGAATCATGAGATTTTATAGCGTGAATTTCATCTACTACGATGAAATCAAATTGAGAACGTATATATTTTCTAAATTTAATTTCTTCTGTTTCAAGTGTTTTTTTTGATTTGAATTTCTTCTTGTACTTTGATTCGTTCGGTACAAATAAATCTTGTACGATCATTTCATAATTCACAATCTTAAAGAAATACCCCTCCGCAACCCACTTCTTTCGACGCTCAACCGCCGTACCATCGACAACCAACACTTTTTCTTTTGTGAATTTTTCGATCTCAGCGAGCCAATTATATTTCAAAGAGGCAAGACATACGATAAGACAGTTATTGATCAATCCTTCATTTTTGCGTTGAATGGCGATAGACAACGCTTGTATCGACTTTCCAAGTCCGGGTTGATCTCCTATCAGGAATCCATCACCAACTTGAAGGCAACATTTGACTCCCCATTTTTGATAATTAAACAAAGGATTCTTTCCGCTCAAAGAGATGCCGTTCACTTCATAATCGATGGGATTGTCTTCTACGGCAAGGTCTCGAAGACGAAAGAATTCTTCTTGTTGAGTCTTGATTCGTTCAATTTCTTTTACAAAACTCTTTTTTGCAAAAAGTTTTCCTTCTCCCCCAAACTTTCTCTTAACATCTTCCCAAATATTGAGGTCAACTGCGAATTTCCATTTTCTTTTAGAAGTGTCCCATATGCCGCCGATAGATTTTACATCGTCCTTATATCGAAATGGGGTCTCCAGATAAAACACGCTTTCACCAGGAGTATATTGCACATCAATTCTGTCGTTTCCCATGTGTATTTCCTTTTCATGTTCACGCTGGTATATGAAGCGAAAACAAAAAAGCCGGGAAAATCCCGGCTAAATGAAAATCAGAGCAAATAGAGTTAATTCCCTGCCGTGCCGGTAGAACCAAATCCTGCTTCCCCACGATCGCTTTCTTTGCTCATGTCATCAATGATTTCCAATTCAACTTCCGGAAGTTTGGAAATAATCATCTGAGCAATCTTATCGCCTTTACGGATAATGAGTTCTTCATCTTTGCTTGCGTTGAAAACAATCACACCAACAACTCCACGAAATCCACTGTCAATGGTGCCTGGGGAATTTGCAATTTGGATTTTCTTTTTCAAAGCATTTCCGGAACGAGGTCGAATCTGTGCTTCGTATCCCGGTTCCAACTGAATTCGAAAACCTGCAGAAATAACATCGGTGCCGAGCGGTTCGATTTTCTTGCTTTCAGCAGCCATGATATCATAAGCAGCATCGCTTTCATGAGCTTTGAACGGAACAAAATCTTTTACCGACCCATGCTCACCATCAGCGAATTCAACCGTCATTTCAATCTTTACTTTTGTGTTCATTTTTTGACCTTTCTGTTATTGGATTGAGTTTCTCTTGAAACTCTTTAATCACTTTTTCGAACCACCGAACATCGTCTTGATAGTATTGTTCAACACCATCTTTTATGAATATTCTTCCATTGTTTCGCATTTCTTGTTTCCGTTCGTCCATGACCTGTAAAATATCAGCCATGCTATATGGAAAAAGATTGTTTGTATCAACGCTGACATCCATCGAAAGATTGTAAGTGTTAATTCTGCCATGAACATGCCCATACAAATGTATAGAACCGTTTTGAGCATGTTCCCAACATCTCAATGGGCAATGAGACAAAACAAATATTCGTTTCTCGAATTTGAGTTCTTTGTATTTTGAAACAGATTCAAAATATTTCTCGGCAACATCTTTAGGAAGATAATCATGAGAACCAGAAATCAAATGTTTCTTTCCGGCAAGAGATTCAAGAAATCTGTCATGATCACTGTATGCGAAATCCCCTATAATATAGACTTCATCATTGTCTGATATTTTACTGTTCCATCTTTCGATCAAAGATTGATTCATTTCTTCAACATGACGAAACGGTCGTTTGCAATAGTGTATGATTCTGCTATCGTTCAAATGTAAATCAGAGGTAAAGAAAATCATTTCAACCTCTTTTCTATTTGAGAATTCACCGGAAGCAAAAGAAGGATAGAAACAATAATGATCAACCAACAATATGGTAGGTGATAACAAAAAAGATATCCATAAAAGGCGGCAATAGATATTACAACAAATTCTTTCAATAAAAACCAACCAAATAAATCTCGTCGGAATCTATATATCACCAACAACCCGGCAATAACAAATAATGTATAAGAAGTCAACAAGATAGTTAAGATTTTATTATCCCCTTCAAAACAAATTGGAGAACAAACCAAAGAAAACGTTAAACCACTTTGCCAATACCAATTATAGAATCTTTTTACATTCATTTGTTGTTATCCCTTTGATTATTCCGCATCTTTTTCCCAAGGGAATTTAATGTTTCCGAAATGACCGTTTTTGGCAGTTTCATAATAATTCCACCCTTTGGGATTTTTCAGCCCAAAACGTTCAACAATAGCCTGTGGTCTGAAATCAAATTTCTGTTTGACGTACCACGCAAGATCTTCATCGGTTTGACTTGTGCCAAAATCATTTACGAGAATGGAAACAGGTTTCGCAACGCCGATAGCGTAAGCAACTTGAACTTCACATTCTTTGCACATTCCGGTTTTCACAAGATGCTTCGCAACATGACGGCACATGTAAGCAGCAGACCGATCGACTTTGGACGGATCTTTGCCGGAAAACGCACCTCCACCAACTCGTCCCATTCCTCCATAAGTGTCAACAACGATTTTTCTTCCAGTCAATCCGGTATCCCAAGCGGGACCTCCCAAGACAAACAAACCTGTCGGATTGAAATAATAATCAAAATCGCCATAAAGAAATACATCAGGAATATTCCCGTAAATCATGCCGTGGAAAACTTTTTTGAGTTCTTCTGCGTCAGCCGACTCAAGGTGTTGGTGGGAAATAACAGCTGCTCTCAAAATCGGTCTTGAACCTTTACCGTTGTATTCAAAAGACAACTGACATTTTGCATCAGGTTGAAGAGAATTGCGACCTTTTTCGATGTTTTTTCTGAAATGAACTGCTTCTTTCATCAGTTTATGAGAGAAGTAAATCGGTTCTGGCATGTATTCCGTAAGAGCGTCTCCGGAAGCATATCCGAACATCATGCCCTGATCCCCCGCACCCTGTTCATGATTTTCAGTAACATCAACACCTTGTGCAATGTTGGGCGACTGTTTGTGGAGATAAGATTCAACAACAATATTGTCTGCATCGAATCCTTGACCGGGACGAGTATATCCAATTTCTCGGACAACTTCCCGAACAATGTTTTCAACATCGATATCAGCTTTGGTTGTGATTTCGCCCGCAACAACAACTCGGTCGGTTGTGCACATTGTTTCGCATGCGACCCGACTTTCTTTGTCTTGTCTGAGACAAGAATCAAGAATTGCATCAGAAATCTGATCGCACACTTTGTCGGGATGTCCTTCCGAAACGGACTCGGAAGTAAAAATTTGAGGGTTCTTCATAGTTTTACCTTTCTGTTATTGTTGATTGCCGAAGCAACTTTCGTCAAGTAATTCCGGGATGTCGTCCCAATCCATTTCCATTTTCTTTTTTGCGGTTTCGATATCTTCATCGGAATAGCCAAAGAACGTCATGTCATAAAACAAAAAACAAGCAAGTTGAACGTCATTCAATTCTGTTTGGTTCAAGACTCCGCAATTCAAATATTCTGATATCGGCGTCAAAGATGTTGAAAAATTTCCTTCCGGTGTGACAAGGGTGATTTCATTTGTTCCTCGGATTTTGTCAATGACAAGGATGTTAATTGTATTTTTCGGTTGAATTTTCAATATTTCCTGAAACGCATCCCATTGAGTTTCTGCGGACATTTCAGGGAAATTTATCTCCATTTCTCCAAGAAAATCATCCCTTGAAATCGTCAAAAAGAGTTCTTTGACAGTCTTGTTCTTTTTCATCTTCCCCCTTTGCATTTTTAATTCTTTGCTTTGCTTCTTCAATGAATTTCGGATTCATGTGATTT